CGGGCTATCTCCCAGTTTTCGCGCAACCTTTCTTCCTCCGCTTTTTGCCTGCCTTTCACCACGTTTGTAACCGTTGCGAAAGTGGCATCGTAGTAGTCGCTTAATGCCATGCCATACCGTCCGCATACAATTTCCTCAAGTTTCGCCAGGGTTAGGGCTTCTTCTTCCTCCCCGGCGTCGGTACGTTTCCCGCGTCAGAGTTGCCCGGCATGGATTTGCTGATTATCTCCATGCACCGCTGCAACATTTCGGCGTCATCGTCAAGCATATCGGCAATATCGTCAGGATGCATTTCAAAGGGCTTTCGCTCTTTTCGGTGCCCGTCCTGAAAGCCATGCCAAAGCATAGATATAAGCAGGGTAGGGGTAATCGAGTTCTCCATCTTTGCGAAGTCCTGGAGCCCCATGTTGTGTTCTGTGCAAAACTTCGAGAGGGCAGCCATGCCCCAGCTAAAGGGGAGGCTGCCCCTCGTCGTCTCAATGAAAAACGCGCTTTTCATATTGTAATGTGTTTAATTACGTGGTCATCTTTACCGCGCCCGTGATAGTCCACGTAGCAGAGTAGGTTGCGTTTTCTTCCACCGCAGCGGACATTTCCAGCGAAGTAATGAACGCCGTGCATTGCCAGTAAGGTGTGCCCGTTACGTTCGGTTGAAACTTCACCACAAGCTTTGTACCTGCGTTGTAGTAGGTGAAAAGGTCGTCTACCCCCAGGTTAGTGGTGTCGAACGCAACAAGCCCCTCGCTTTGGAGCGTACCGGAACGCCTGCCAGGTTCGGCAGAAGTGTAAGACGCTACATTGTCTTTGCTTAGCGTTTCCCGCGTCTCGGTGGAAAGCGACATTGTACAGTTGGTGGCCTCCCCGATCGCAACGCCGGAGGCGTATATACGAAAGTTAGTGCCGTTTACTACCGTTGCCATATCAAACTTTTTAGTCGGTCAAAAAATGATGGTCTATCATAATCCTCTCCATCGTAGCCCGGCGGGAGGTAAAAATTATTTACTTCGATTTTTTGCGGTTCTGTTTCTTGTTTAGGCTTTGGGATATAATCGCGCCGCGTTTGGTCGCCACTTATTACCGCATAGCCGGATTCAATAAGCTTGTATGCCAGTTCTTCCGTCAAGTCCGGCTCCTGACCCTTCTTCCATTTCCAATACGGTTTTATAATGGTAACTATCATTTTGCGGCTTTCTGTTTTTTGTGCCATTTAGCAAAAGCTACAATAATGCTTCTCAATACCGTAGGGTTTGCCAGTTGTGGCTCTAATACTCGGCGTCGGTATGTAGCTGCTTTGCCATATAAGGCAGAGGCATAATAACCGGACGATGTGTTTACCGTCGCCCCAACTGTTTCAGGCAATTTGCGCAGCACTTTAGGACCTACTTCATATTCCTTTAGCCTGGTGAAAAATTTGCGCGTTGACTTTAGCAAGTTGCCCGGCTTGATTTCCACCTTTTTGCCTTTCCGGTAGTAGTAGTGCTTCTTCCTTGATTTCGGCGATGAAAGTGCGCGAACGCTCTTTGTGATCACATCGGCACCTACGCTAAGCACTTGCCTGGGTGTTTCAGGCAAAGAGAGTTCTTTGGCATATTCGCGCAATGCGATACTTACCTGCGTCGTATCCACCGTGAACGCGCTGCTATTGCCACCGCTTTGTGATAATTGTTTGTAAAACGACATATCAGCGTTTTATCCGAAAATCAAAAGATTGCTCAACCACAAACACATGTTTGTCAAAGTCCATCTGTGCGCTTTGCTGCGAGGCAAAACGGATGGATTGCACGTTTACCCCGCCCATTGTACCGCTTTGCCTGTCCAGGGCTGTCCGTACTGCTTCTGCCAAATCTTGAGCCTGTGCGTTGGTGTTGGCGAAGGACATAATACTCACCGTAACCACGTCCAGCGGGCTAACGCCGTCCTTTGTATCTGTTGGCCTAATAGTGTCCACTGTGTACGTTACGAAAGGGTAGGCTGCTTCCTGTGTTGCGATTTCCGGGAAGATGCGCGTAGAGCAAATAGCCGTTACGCCTGCGTTACCCGATAACTTTGCATATACCGCTTTGCCTACCATTACGCTTGTTTTATCTGCCTGCAACCAAGCGTAACAAATTGCATATCGTTGCTGTATGTTACGCTTTCAATGTCGTATGTGCGCCCGTTATGCGCAACGCGGTTCGTCTCGTTCACGTCGTTACGGTAACGGATGGTGTAACGTGTCTCTTGTTGCACCGTTTCTTGTCCTGCCTGTATCGCTTCGTTACTTGTTGCGGTCATTTGTTGCATCATTCCAAAAACCGTTACAAGGGTTGCCCATGTCTCCACCCGTTCCCCGTATGCGTCGGTTGCCTCTGTCTTGTATAGTATGTCTATCCTATCCCGCATGCGCCCTATGCGTTCCTGCTTCCGGTATTTGTTCGGGTTGTTCATGCAAATCTGAATAGGCGGTACCCAGCGGCTTGGAGCAAGTACTCCGCAGCGGTGGGCATCTTCTTTACGTAATCGGTGCGGTTGTCGTACATATCGGCAATGGTCAGCAGCATAGCCGTTTTTATCGGAGCGGGCACCGCGCTTGCATTGTCGTAACCGACGGTATATATAGCGCTTGCACGGTTTATGCTTTCCTCTGTATCGGGCCATGTTTGGCCGTATGCGCGAACGATACGCGCAGGCATTGATACGCTATCCACGTCGTAAACCGTTACGGGTATTGTCTGCGTAACGCCTGCGGTATCGAGATACGTAACGGCACTAACGGAGCGTAACGGCGCAACAGAAAGGGTAAGCGTACCATCTTTGGGTAACGCGTCCCAGGTTTCCAATACGGTTTGTGGCAATAGCGATATGGCGCAATGGTTTTCTACCCATACCCGCGCAGCGGTGATAAGGGTGTCCACCAATGTGTCATCGGTCGTATCGCTTCCAAGTTTAAGCCAGTTTTTGGCCTCCGCCCTGGTGATCGGTTCGCTTGTTGCTGCCGTTGTTATCTTGTACGCCACGTCTTTCTGTTTTGATTTTTGCCGTTGCGGTTTCATATCCTACCGCTTCGGCTATCCCGGCATTGATTAGCCGGGAAGCCTCTTGCGGTTCTACTTCTGTAAGGGTGCCGGGGGATAGGTAGAACCCATCCCCAGCAACCCCTTTCACCAGGCGTATTTTTGTCATGGCGCTTAAGCCTGTACGAGCAACTTGATTGCCCCGACGGGTATCAGCTTGGCATCGTAGCGGCTAAAGCCGTAGAAGCCCACGCTGAAATTGTCGAGGAAAAGTTCGTCGGTCCTCACAAAAATGGGGTTGAGGACCTCGCGGATAACGTAGTAATTCCAGTCGCCAAAGGCGATGGTTTTCTTACCCGTTGCGATGCTCTCCATGCTTTGGTTGATCACATACGGGAAGCCCCAGATGGTGGCAGGTTCGCCGTCGCGCATCGAAGGCACCCAGAGCGGGGTAGAATCGGAAGATCCGAGTGTCAGCTTTTTCACGGCTGCCAGGGTGCTGTCGTTCATCATGAAAGCGACGTTCGGACCTGTGCGGTATGCCGGGTCCACACTGTGGACAAGGTCGAGGATTTCCGTAGCCGTAATGGCCGTTGCACTCGCCGTGGTCTTTCCTGTCGGTGCGCCGCCGGAGGTAGCCAAGATGCCCGTCGGCTTGCTCGAACCGTCGCCTGTCGTAAAGTGCGCGTTGATTGCGCGACCGAGGCGGGTGGCCAACATCGTATTGATTTCGGAGGCTGCGTTCACGGCCTCATCCTGGAGCCATTCGCGGGATACCACGATTTTGCTCCGATACGTGTAGGCGTTGAGTTGGATGCGGGAGATGCTGAAGTCCTGCGTGGTCGTTGCGGATGCTTCCGCTGTCAGCAGGGCAGCGGTGGAGGTGTCATCCACGTACGGCTGGTTCCACAGGCCAGCCCCGGCGGTGCGCACAATGCGGGAGGCTTGGTACATGCCGCCGTACTGTTTCAGCGCCATGATAAACTCCGGGGAAAGTTCGGTGGGCACAACGTAGCCGCCATAGATTGCCCCGGTGGTCTCCGTGGTGATGGTGCTGGTACCGCGTTGTTCGCCCGCTTGTAGGGCTGCCAAGGTGGCCTGGTCGAGGTACTTCTCGCCGCGCCGTACGTACGAATCGAACGCCTTGCGGTAATCAATTTTCGACGGTTGCGGGTCAGCGATGAACCCGGACGCGCGGTTCTCGGTTTCCATCCCCGCAATGATGCTACGGGCTTGGATTGCTTGCTCCAGGGCTTCCTGATCCGTGTGCATCCGCATAAATTGGGCGTTTTCTTCGCCGGATAGGTCGCGCCCCTCTGCTTTGGCACGGGTCACGAGTTCGCGCATTTGTTCGCGAATCTGCATGTATTCGTGCCGTAATTCGGTTGCTGTTTTCATCTGAATGAAAATTTTAGATTAGAAAAACCTCCGCTTGGTCGCGCAGAGGGGTATCTTTCGGGGCTTCTTCGCCCTGTATTTCTTTCATGGCGTCCAGCGAGCGGAGTGCCACGGTGGTATCGGTGTATGCTGGGAAAGTAACGGGTGAAACATCAAAAAGGCGTTTTACCTTCTTGATTTTGCGCTTTGGCTTTGTGCCCATGCGCTCCTCCCAATCTTCTTTGTCAATGGTAAACCCAAAGGAGGACTGCGATATGTCGCCACGTGCCAGCAGTTCTTTCAGATCGCGCCCAGCCGTTGTGTCCGGGATGTCGAACTCGTAGCGAAGCCCTTTTTCGTCAATCGTAAGCTTTAGCGTACCGGAAGAAGTGCGGGCTAAGAGCATATTGGGGTCATGGTTGAACAATGCGCGCACGTCGGCCATATCGGTACCGTCGAACGCACCCGGCTCTATCATTTCGTCAAAGCTGCCCAGGTCGGTTGTGCTGTTGAAAAGTGCCGCGTATCCGTATGCGGTGTTGCTGTCGCCTAACTGCATATCGGAAGCAAACATGCGCACCTCCTTTTCGGTGTTATGGTTTTTGTTTTCCATTTCGTCATATTTTCTTTTAGCCCAGGTCAGCATCGCATCGCCACCCCAGGCATCGTACATAATCGAACCGCATATCTCGTTTCCGTCATCATCGAAGTACTTTCCCTGGTCGTATACCTTTGCCCGGCTAAGGAAAGAATAAGCCCTTACGGTCCTGTCGTGGCTTATGCTTTCCCGGTTAGCCAGGATACGCGCCGTCTCCCAGCCTACCGATGTGCCGCAATCGCTGCCATTGTCCTCGCGGTGCTTGATAGCCCGTTTGGCGTTGTTAGTTGCGGCCTGTGGGTAGTCGTTATACGGCATTGGTATCGGGTTGCGGGCTTTGCGCCGGGTTGGTCATGTTCATCGGTACGTAGTATTCTTGTCCTGTGCCGTCGGTGATCGGGTTGTACCCTTCTTTTGCGCGTACCTCATCGCGGTTAAGGATACCCCATTTCATCATGCTTTCCACCCATTGCGATCGGCTGTTAAGGTCGGACATAGAGAGGTCGTCAATGTCGAACACGCACATGAACCGCATTTGCTCGTCATACGGGAATAGCTTTGTGTTAAGTTCGCCCTCGATGCGTTTGCACCACGGTCGAAGCGTGTGCTGCCTGAAAAGCAAAGAAAGGTGTTCAATATTGGAAAACGTCGCCCTGTCCAGGTCCTCCAAAAGAAATTGTGGTACTCCGAAAATTCGGGCAATATCAGAGATGGTCAGCTTCTTTGTATCGGTTGCGCCTGCTTGTTGCGGGCTAAGCCCTACCTGTTGGTAGTCCATACCTTCCTCTACGATGGCCACTTTGCCGGAGTTAGAAGAACCGCCATAGGTGCCCTCCCAGCTTTGCCGGAGGCGCTGCATCGCGTCGTTGGTTAACCTTCCAGGGTGCTTCAATACGCCCGCGATGGTTGCGCCGTCGCTAAAGAATTTTGTCAGGTACTCCTGGTTTGCGAGTGCCAGGCCAAAATTGTCTGCCAGCATGCGGATTACTTGGAGTCCGGTGATACCATTCCAGGATATGCCGTTGATATGTACCATGTTTGATGCCCGTACCTCCCGCGTTTCGGGCTTCAATTGCCCGTTTGCCGGGTCTGCGGGTGCCTGCAGGACCTCATAGAAAACTACCCCATTGCGCTCTTTTACCGTCACGCGGTCAGGTTGAAGGATGGTGTAGTTTTTCGGGTAGCCCGTTGCCCGTTCGCGGTTAATTTCGGCGTATGCGTTGCCGTACAAAAGGGCATGGGTTACAAGCGTGTGAAAGAAGTTGTATTTGGTGTAAATCTGCGAAGGTTGGAAGCTGATCTGTCTTTGCACCGGGTGCTGGTACGCTATCGTTTTACCGCCGTCGGGAAGTTGCTGCATCACGTTCACCGGAAGCGAGGCGATGGAATCCGCTATGATGTTCACGGCACGCCATACAGTAGAAAGGGAAAGGACGGTATCAGCGCTAACAGCCTGCTTCGCTTTGTTGGGCACGCTGAAAAGCCGCGACATTATCAGTTCATCCACCGCATTGCCTTGCAGCATACGCTTATCCGTGTTCGGGTTGGCAGTATTGCCCTTATTGGGTGCCTTGTTGCCTTGAACCGTGAAAAGAGCCGCTATATTGGAAAATATGCCCATTTGCGCAGTTTGAACCGGGAAAAAGCCCGGTTATCCGCAAAAATGGGCGTTTTAGGCTGTTTGAAAGCTAAACATTGTTAAGAAAAAAAGGGCGAAGCATGTAAAAAGCCCCGCCCTGGTCGAGAAGAATATCGGAAAGTTTAACCTTGTTTTTTCTGTGGGAGGTGCGCTCTACGGGTGCAAAAGCTTTCATAAGAAGAAAACCGCTCCGGGATGCGGTGCAAAACGCGCTCGTTTTCTACCATTTCGTAGGCTTCGCGGTGCGTTAGCCCTGATGCCTGGACAAAGTACCAAAACCGTTGGGCATAGCCGTTGGGATGCAAGGTGTCCAGTACGTGTATCGGTATGGTAATTGCTGTCGGTTCCATAGCACAAATATACGGTTTTTAGAGCATAAACATATCGCGGTCATTGTACACGCTTTCTCCGTGCTGTGCGAGCCAGTTGAGGTATCCGGCAAAGCACATCGCCAAAACTACCATGCCGTCAATCTTTTCGCGGCTTTTGTCTTTGTCGAATTTGCATAAGCCATTCCAGTATTTCATGGCTACATTGCCGCACATCCACCGCAGGACGGGATCGCCTCCGTGGTTAAATTTTCCGGTGGCGACAAGTTCTTCTATCATGCGTATAGGCTCGTTGAACTGCGTTACCGTTTGGGCGAAAGGCGTAACCCGTGCCCCGGCGTCCAGTAGCTCGGTTGCAAGTTTGGTGGATTGCCATCGGTCGTAATAAATGCTGTCAATTTGATAGAACTCCGCATCCTCTAAAACCGTGTCGTATATCCTGGCCTGGTCGGTGATATTGCCTTCTGTCAGCTCCAAATAACCCTCCTTCTCCCAGTCCATGTACGGCACACGGTCGCGCCGCGCCCTGATTTCTGCATTTTCACGCGGGGCAAAATAACGGCACGTAAAGACAAAGTCGCCGCCTTCTTCATCGGGTGGGAACAGCAAGCCCCATGCGGTCAAGTCGCGGTTAGAAGAAAGGTCGAACGCACCAAAGCAAGTGCGCCCACGGAGCGCCTCTTTGTCGAGGGGCTTTGCGCAGGTCATCCATAGGTGGTCCTGTATCCAGGTTTTGGCCTGCCTTACCCAGATATTGAGGTTCTTTGTCTTAAAGTTCACTTCGCTGCTTTGCCCCTCGTTGATTGCCCGCTGGTAGGCTATCTCCATTGCCTCGTGTGTCGGGGTTACGCCTATCGAGGGGTTGGCCTTGTAGCGGTTTGCCGGGTCGTTCCAATCGTCGCCCTCGTCAAGCGTGAACACAAGGCCAAAGGTACTATCGTCTTGGGCTTTGCCGTCCACGATGTCGCACACTACCTTTCGGTACTGGTAGCATGCACCGTTGATATTAAAGCCAGCGGTGGTGATGATGAACAGTAGGGGCTGTGAACGGTTGACCATACCGGATTCGAGGTTACGGAGTACGCTGTCATCGGTACTCTCGTGGAACTCGTCAATAATGGCACAGTTGGGGCGTAGCCCGTCCAGTGTCTTTGAATCAGAGGCGATCGGTATAAATTTTGCGTTGTGTGCGCGGCTAAAAATCTTAGAATTGTTGAAGCTGTCATGCAGTTCTATCATTTTGTCAAACGATTGGCTATCCCGTTTTAAGAACCGCGTCATAGCCGCAGCGCTGCCCCAGCATATCTTTGCCTGCTCCAATTTGTTCGCAGCCGTGTACACCTCTGCGCCAAATTCGCCATCAAAGAAAGCCATTAGCAAGCCAATAGCCGCAGCGAGTTCTGTTTTGCCGTTTTTCTTTGCGACCTCGACGTAGGCTTTTCGGATAATGCGTTTATCGTTGGCCTTCCACCTCCAGCCAAATATCTGCGCGATTGCCCAGGATTGCCAGGGTAGGAGCGTAAACGGTTTGCCGCCGTAATCGCCGGAAGTGTGCCGCATGAGGGATAGGATAGAAAAGACGCGGTTTACCTCTACCAAGTCAAAATAGCGGTCATCCAGGGCGTACCAATCCGCATGCCTTTGCACGGCTTTTATCGCCAATTGTCCCAGCGGTATTTCGCCGGACAGTACTCCGTCCTGGAATACGTGAAAGTTCATTAATTCAGTTTCATAAGTTGCAACAGCGGGTCTTCTTTTGTCTCTGCTTGTTGTTCGGCCTCTTTGCCTGGACGGCCATAGAACCGCGCAAACAGTTCATCTACCGTTTTCATATTCTTGCGTTCAATATCGCCTTTGATTGAGTTGGCCATTACAACCATAAACGCGGGTGCATCCGGGTCTTTGATTATTTTGGCAATGTCGGCCATACTCATTTCCAGCATTGACTCCATGATGCGGAGTTTGTCCACTTTGCTAAAAGATATGGTGAACTGCTTACCGATAGCTTCTTCGATTTTGTTGAGGATATTTTTAGGGCGTCCGGCCCTTGGGTGCGAACCCCCTATTTTCAGTTTGCCGCCGTTGCGGCCTGGTCTCATTTGTTCCATAAATCGGATAATTTACGCGATATGGCCAAAATTGGCCGTTTGCTTAACTTTTAAAACCCGAAAATTGCCGTGTGTGTTTGCCGTTC